CTCATATCTGGGAATTGCCGTGCGCATTTTCTGCCAAGCCACCCCGGCAGCATAAGTGCGCTTGTGCTTATTCTCCTGCACAGATACATCCAGACCCCACATAGGGTTAACAGGCACATCCAACTCACCCAACTTGGTGACGGAACGTAGATACGCCTCGATCCTCCTCTGTTCCTCTACACTCACATGAAATTTTTTCTCTACCAGCAGTCGCGTGAGGAAGGTCGGCTCCACCTCTAGGAGTCTTTCCAATTTCTGGTCCTTAGCAGTCATCAGTATTCCACGTTGCCAATTATTGAAATACGGATATTGTAGGAACTTACTCCAATTCAGTTCCTTCCCTAAAATTCTGAAGACCATCTTGGGCAACTCATGTACTATCGGGCACCCAGGGTACTGATACGCCATTGAATAGGCCTTCGCAATCAACAGCTCCTTGTGCCTCTGCACTCCCGCAAAGACACTTTGCCCCAAGCTCCACCCGAAGGACGCCAACTCTTCCAGCGGGTTCGTCACGTTGATCCCATCATACGGATCATACGTCACCCCACAGAAGCAGGCGTCTGATATGTGCTCGTACCAATCAATTTTGATGCGAAAACCTAATCGCTCGAAATTGCCAGCACGATAGAGACCGACATTCTGAGGCTTCTCACCTATGAGACCATCATCACCTTCTATGATGAAAGGACAATCCACTGCAAAATCATGTCTATGCCTCGACATAAAAGTCAAAAGCATCAGGTTCGTCCAGCCATTACCAATACTGGTGGTCATCTCTCCGGACATCCGATGTCCCTGAATGTCCACCGTCGCATCTCTATACACCATACGGTTTAGGCCACAACAGATTCCTTCGAATTCGCGCACCATCTCTACAACATGAGAATTAGCCCCAGCCATGTGTCTGAATAAAGCAAACTCACACACACGTTGTATTTCTGCACGCAACGATTCAAACGACGTAAAATCTGTTTCTCCGTATACATTCCCCGCACCATAAAGCATTTGCGTCTTATGGTCCGAACGCAACTTCCCTTCAGGAATATGCTTTATGAAATTCCGACATCCGCTCTTCGTATCAGGATTATAATACAACAGTTTCTCAAACTGTTTAATCACAGGTCCTATCCAGACCTTAATATAATCCGACCGGGACATTATCCCGCGCGGCCACTTACGCTGCATGTAAGTCTCCAACTTAATGAAAGACTTAACATACGACGCAAACTTCGCACGATCAGAC